CTAAGTCAGTTCCATAAACGATGTTCTGAGGATAAGTACAAACGATACGATCATTGTATTTAGTTTGAGATGTTGCAATAGTATTTAAACCATGAACAGCTACAACTGACAATCCACTACCTGGTAATGTAATCTGACCAGTCTTGTATGCTTCTGTAGTGTTTACATTGAAGTTAAAATTATCAGCATCTTTAAGAGCGATGATTAACTTACGGAATGTATCCCATCCACAGAATGCTGCTAATGGATACTCAGGTCTTGCCAATAAAGCTACTGGAATCTTAGTGTAAACATCATCAAAGATAGCTACAACATTAGCTGTTGTAATAGCTGCTGTTGCTGTTGCGTATACTGGAGATGCTGCATCAATTACTTTCAACCATCCATCCATTTGCTTCAATACTTGGTTACCTGTTGAAGTAGTATCACCTTGCCATACTAACTGCTCCATACCTGAAGTAATGTTTTGAACAACTTGATCAACGATTAACTTCTCGAAAGGCAAAGAATCGTAATTAGAACCTGCGATTAATTTCGTAGATAAAAACTTACTTTCTAATGTCTCTGGACAAAAAGTATCTTGCCATTTTAACTTAGTTACTGTCAAAATTCTATCAGAGAAAACTGAAGAACCTGATGCGTTAAAAGAACATACACCACCTGCTTGAAAAGGAGCAGTATTTGTGAAGTTCATTACTGATTCAGCATTCTTGATACCTGCAATGATATTGATACCAGGATACTGTAATGTTGCAGCTTGTGTAATTGCTGCTGTAAAAATTCTGTCCGCATTCTCGCGAACGTAATCTGTTAAATCGGAAACTGTAAATCCAGCCATTTTGTTTAAATTTATTTAGTTAATATTATTTGTTTAATTCTTTTTCAATTCGTAATATATCAGCTTTGAAAGATGCTCTTTGATCCTTCACAGAGAATGGTTTGTTTACCTTTTCTGTTGGTGCTACTGATGGTTCGTTAGAGATTGCCTTAACAATCCCAAACATTTCTTTGTTGATGTCTTTCAATGCTTTGTTCTCTGCTACTAATGCTTTGAACATAGAACTGAAATCTACCTTTATTGGTTCGAATCCTTCAAGTTCTAAAGAGAAGATATGCTCCTCAACTTGTGACTTAATAACTCGCTTTGGTGCAGTCTTAACTTCCATTTCTCCTGTTGCAGGTGTTGCTGCTTCTTCTACTGCTACTGGTGCGATTGTTTCGCCTTCAGGTAGTTCTTCAGCTTTCTCATATACCGCTACAAGTCCACCCATAACGTGTAATTTAGAACCATCTTCCATAACATAATTTCCATCAGGCATCGGAAGGATTCCCTCAGGTGTTACTACATTAACCGGTACACCTTGTTCTAATTCCTCAGCATCATACTGAACGATAGTTACACCATCCATTAACTTAGCTTCTGTAAAAGATTGCTCTGTTGCAATAGGTTCTACATTGAATTTCTCAATAAGACCTTTCAATTTTTCGATTCCTTCTTTTAGGTTCATGTTGTTTTTTATATATAAGTATAGTTAAATTTAGTATTGTGTAATCTGATTTAGTATTTTTAAGAATTGATCTTCAAAAGTTTCCTTATATGGAACTAAATCAAACATACCCTCTACTGATACCCCTTTGAAATTACCGCTCTTTACAAACTCATTCCACATCTCATCATCCTGGAACTTGTAAGATATAAACCATGTCCCATCAGGCAGATCATTAAACATCTCAGGTGCTTTGATTCCCATTGATGCATCTGATACCCATGAATTCTTCATGATGATACCATCTAACTTCTTAGAACCATCATGCATCTCGTTTACATTATTGATATAGTTCTTACTCATGAACTTCTCCTGCATGATATTAATCTGCTCTTTGTCGAAGATCACATAGAACTCACCCATTTTCTCGTTCCTACGATATATCGGTAAGTCGGGAATCATTGCAGGTGATACGATAATCTTTCGTTCCTGGTTGATTGCAAACTGCTCTTTTTTGTCAAATGCAAACCAATTAACTTGTATAGCAGGTGAATCAACTAAGGCAATATAATCTACTCCCGAATCTTCTTTGTCGGGATCAATAACCATTCTATAAATCGGTAAGTCTTTATCCATATTAATAAGTATAAATAATTTATTGTTTGTGTATTATAAACTTGCTCTTTCTTCAATTGTGTTCACTCGCTTCTGAGATTTCGTTATGTCTGTCTCAACTACTACCGCTTTAATTGTTGGTTGAGCATTTGCTGTTGCTGCTGACTTAATTGTCCCATCTGCATTCAATGATGTACTACCAGTTTGTGGAGGTTCTAATCCTACCCCACCACCTGCAGAACCTAATGATGCTGTAGCACCACCACCACCCCCACCTGACCCACTATCATCGAACTTAGTAGCTAATGCTTTAACTGTTGCTGCTGTTCCCATGATACCTGTAATAACTGCACCTGCTATACCTATTGGTGATGGTGGAGGATTATTCGATACTGCTTTAATCATACCCATAACAGTATTCAATACAATTCCTGCGACAGTAAATGCTTTATTGACATTGAATTGTTTCTTTCGTATTTCTCTTTCTTTTTTATCGTTACCTTTTGCCTTTGCTAACTGATCAGCAAAGTAAATATCTGTTAATGCTTGTGTAGCTGCTAATGCATCATTTGTTAATTTAACATATGCTTCAGCATTTGCCATCTTAAGATCTGATTCTTTCTTTGCATATTCTTCTCTAATCAATTGCTTAGCTGCTTCATTACCCTCAACTAATGCTAATTCAGCATCCATCTGTATTTGAAGATTCTCTAATTTACCTGCAAATGTTTGAGAATTATAGAATTCATCTAATGCAGCTTTTGACTTTAACCATTCCTCCGCAATAGCTAAAGCATCTGCATTACCTTGTGCCTCATCATCCTTAGCTTTTTTCTTTCTTGCTGCTTTAGCAGCATCATATGCTTCTGCTATCTTATTCTCTTTATCTGCGAACTCGTTATACGCTTTTAATGCATCACTACTTGTTTTATCATCTATTTCTTTTTTTTCCTTAGCTTCTGCTTTACCTATGTTTATTCTTTCAGCACTTAATACTTTTAAAGCATTTTGTAAATCAAGTAAATCCTCTTTCTCTTTTGCTATAGCATCTAAATCCTCTTTTGCTCTTTCTCCTTTGGTCACTTGTACCATCTTATCAAATGCTTCCGCTTGTTTACTTAATCCTAACTTTCTAAACAATGCAGCTTGTACCGAATAAACACTTTCAACTATGCTATTATTATCATTAATGTCCTGAAGTTTATTTTTATGAAGGTTAAGACTTAATTTAATTTCAAGAATCTGAGCAGCTATTAATTTCTCTTTAACAGCTATTATCTCTCTTTCACTACCTCCCTGAGCAGTTAATAATTCAATCTGTCTTGTACTTTGTCTGTTTAATAGTTCAGTCGATTTCTTTTGTTTTTCTAATTCTATTGTTAAGTTAGCAGTAGCAGATGATACACCATTCAACTGATTATACAATGCATATGCTGCTGCACCAATGGCTAACAATGCAGTAAGGAATGCCATTATAGGATTCGCTTTGATAACCAAACCTAACTCCTTGAACGCATCACCCATCCCCATTACACCCTTAATACCATCAGCGAATGCAGATGCTGCTTGTACCTTGAGTAATGTTTTCTGCAATTCTTCACCCTCTGCACCGAACAATGCAGCAGCACCTTGAGCAGCTTGGAATCCACTCGCCAATCCACCTACAACATTGCTAACTGCTTGTATCTTACCCTCAGGATTGAACGCTTTAATCTCGCTATTCAAATCCCCTATATCATCCTTAATCCCTCCTAATTTCTCTAAGGTCTTAATGTATTCTTTTGATCCTGCTGTAAGTCCAGATAAGATCTGTTGTGTTTCCTTAAACTCTTTCTTTAACTCAGATAAACTCTTAGCACCACCATCGGCATCTACATTTATCTTTATCGCTACTTCTTTGTCTGCCATTATTCCTGTATTATTCTATAGGTTAAATAAATAATTATGTCGCTGTTTCCTAATGTTGGATTTGTTGTTTGTGCTTGTAAATAAATTCCCTTGTTAGATATTAACTGAGTATCTGCTGCTGCACTTACCCCTTGTTGTGCCGATACACCTATTCTACTTAATGTAGCATTTAAAGCATTACTAAACACATGTTGAACTCTTGTAGCTGTATCAGTATAGATATTCAATGTAGTACTTGTTGCATAAGCTACACTGTTAAAGTTTACCTTACACGCTGCTGTTAATACTTGAATGTAATATCCTGCTCCTGGCGATGGTATCAATAAGTAAGGTGTAGTAAACAATGTCAATACATCTGCACTCGGAATCGTTATTGTAGATGTTTGGTTTAAGCTATCCTCATTCAATACCACTCCATTGATGTACATCGAATTGCTCTCTGTAATCTCAGTATCGAATGTGTTAATCAATGTTACATTAATGATTCCACTTCCCACGATACATCCGCTACTACCTAACAATGTTACATTCTCACTATCACCAATCACATTGCTATCACCATTTACAATGCAGCTTCTTACATTGTCACCATAGATGTTATCAGTTCCTCCAGTCATTGCTCTCGCTCCTCCCGTTATTCTGATGTTATCTACTGTTGATGCGTTCCATGTGTTGATGATTGGAGGAATCTCATTGGATTCTCCGAATGCTGAACTGATACCGCCTAACAATGTATGGACTGTTGGACTAAATGTACCAGCATCTTTAACCTTTATAAACTCGCATTTTGTTACATCATTCTTCAAAGGATCGTAATCAAATACCTTGTTAAGTCTAAAATAATCATTCTGAAAGTAGAACTGATTCCTAAAGTCCAATGTTCTCACATCTGATGGTCTCAAATAGAAATATGCTGTAAATATCTTACTATCTCTATCTGTGATCTCATCGATTAACTTCTTATGAAATCTGTTGAAGATATTGTTATTCGTGTATAATTCAGTATCGTAGTATATCTCTTGAGGAACACCAAAGGATAGGTCTAATGTTGGATTTGTAGGATTATCTACATGACCTGCATATAAGTACTGAGTAACAGTATGAACACCGCTTATTCTTCCATTATATTGATATGCTACATTTGAAGTCTTTACCCCTCCGTTATAAAGCAATCTGATGTTAAATGCTTTGCTCTTTACAATGTTTGAACTATCCACATCCCATATTCGAGAGATTACTCTGTCACTTCCAGTATCACCGATTAATGGTGTAGGACTAAATATTACTTTGTTCTCACTTGTACCTTTTAAGAACTCGTTATCTGTTACATATCTGAATCTGCCATATGTCTCAGCATAACCATCCTTATACTTCTTATTGAAGTAATCTGTATCATCAGTATAGGTAAAGTTAAATTCTTTATTATCCAAATCCCCCATCGGCTTGATGTCAATCGGTTTGGAATTATCTAACTTATAAGACCAGTCTACATTAGTACCTGAACTATAGAAGTCATCCCTCGTTTCAATGAGTAGATTATTCTCGTTATTAGGATCAATGTCAATGTATAGATTAAACATCTTAATTACTGACAATAAGAAATCCTTCTGTTTAATCTTTAATGGTGTTACCTGGTTAATTGTTATATTATCCCCATCTATTAACCCACTATTAACTACCTGATTCTTAAATGTACCACCATTGAATGTCAATGCTCCATCTGTCTCTGTTAATGTGAAAGCTGACTGAGCTGCTAAAGTAACTTTAACTTTGTCACCTGCTGTAAAAAATATGTTTGTTAGTCCAACGTATAAAGTATTTGCACCCGTAACTAATACCCCGTATCCACTTCCAATAGTCGAATAGGTAGAACCATAATATGGTTTCCATTCAAAGTTAAGGAATGCACTTAATGATGTTGCTGTTGATAAGAATGATACATTCGCACTCCCATTTGCTCCTAATGAATAATACCCCGTTTCAGCTACAGTCCATTCACCCGTAGCAGGATTATATTGACCACTTACATCAGTGATCTCATTGTTATAGATTATATCCTGCTTTGCAAATGTAGCTTTCCATTGATTAAAGAATGAATCATAAACACTTTCAATCGTTCCACTACTTTGTACTGTCTGTGTAGCTTCGTAAAGTCTTGGTGCTATCTGTGCATCTGTTAGAATAACTTTACCTGCATTGGCAGGAACTATCAGCTTTTTAAAGTATTCACTATCAAAGAATGTCGATGAGTATGTATAACCTACACTCTGAAAGATTGCATCGATGTAAGTTCTTAGGAATACTGATGGAAACAAATGCTCTACATTTACCTTAGTCAGATCGTTATCATATCCATATTCAATCAATGGATAGCAATACCCATCTGTATAATCATTAGTCCATGATGCTACTTGTGTTGCATAATCATAGGTATGGTCATAATCACTCAAATCTAAGGCAGTCAATTCGGCAGTACCTAATGCATTGAAGATGTTACCGACATTCCCTAAGATCATTACCTCATACTCTATCTTACTATCATCATTAATGGTAATCGATAACATCTGAATGTACCCATTAATCTGATTCTCATCATCAATGGTCAATATACCTTTTACCTTTGCATTCGGATTGAAGCTACCATCAGTAACATTCACATCGAAGATATTACCAAACAGCAGATTGTTATTCTTTGTACCTGGTATCTTAATGGTCTTTGAGTAGTTACTGTTCCTCTTATCGGGGAATCTAATATCAGCAATGGAGAAGTTTAATGGTGTTGATACATCATCATACATATCAATGCTACCGCTACTTGGTAAGAATATCTTTGTTCTGCTCATTATAGTCTTTGTCTGTATCTATCGTAACTCAATGTATATTCTAACTGCAAATTGAACAGCTTCTCATTCACTACCTTTTTCTTCTCAAAGGATGTATTGGTTATGTTAATCGGTATCAGATATAACCCATCATCTAATCTTACATCCGGTGAAGTAACTAACTGCTCCAACCATGCTAACTCCTCCTCTTTTACCCAATCACTCTGAATGCTTACCTTATCTTTAATCCTTGTATGGTATTGTGAATATGCTCTGTCATTCGGACTGTTTACAAACGAGTAACTGCTACCATAAGAACCTAAGTCTTTCTTAAACATTGATCTCTCTATGTCCATTGTCTCCTTACTCACTAAGGTAAAGTTAAACGTATCATACCCACCTAACTCATTCAGGAACTGCAATCTTCGTTTCTCATATCGTGAACAATTATCGACAATGTCATATCTTGCATCAATCGATAACGCTGCATTGGAACTGTTAAATGTCTGAACAATATAGTAAGCTACCGAACCTGTTATTATCGGTTGAACTCCTAAAGTGAACTGAGCATCGGGAATATTAAGGATGTTATAAGGACCAGTCGGAATCCGCAGAAATCTACTCGTAGTATATTTGTTATCTATTTTAAATGTACCTATCAATGTATTTGCACTATTGTAAGTCAATACCTTAACATAGCTTGTATCTAAATTAAAGTTATTCCAATACAGCCATGCATTATCATCTACCATCAATCCCATTCCATCCTTTACATATGGATGCTCTGTTAAGAAATCACCGATATAATCACCACTTGCATAGTTACAGAATGTAGGATAATCTACTACTGCATTCCATAGATACTTACCTGATACTGTTGTTAGATTCGGATATACTACTGTTCCACTTGATCCATATGCCTCACCGAACTTAACTTCGTATAATACATTACTATTGTTATTCGGTAGTATCCGATTGTCATCTGCTGATATATCAACACTTACTCTGCTCTCAAGTAATGGTGACACATTGACCTTACCACTTAACTCTGTCGGATGTGGAGGAATCAACATACGATCTACCTTTACACTATTCACATAGATATCCGCTACGAACTTGAAGTTAGGTTGAGCCACATTGGATGAGGTTACAATATACACCGCATCATTATACGCAGGGAATAGATTAGCCGGTTGCTGTCTTACTGTTATTGCCATTTATTCTAAATTGAAATCTATTAATATCTCTCTGCCTAATGCAGTCGATAGGTCTTTACTCATGTTATCTAATATGTTATTATCAAATGCTTCATCAACAAAGTTGGTCGGTTTGATACCTTTCTTTGATATACTCCTACCGATTAGATATGCTAATGTTCTCAATGCTTTCTCCTTTGCTAATGGTTTCTTCCTCTTTACTAAGATACCTTTTGTATTCCTATAGTTATTCTGTATCCCTTTGTAGTTTATCCCTCTATTAGCTATGTGTTTCAACATCGCATCTATTGGAGGCATCTTTGCACCTTTCCTCCTACCTCCATCAACATACTTCCAATAGTCAGCCATACTAATCTCCATCACCATGTTGGTAGCAAACGATCTGATGTTAATCGATATGCTCTGAACTAATAACCCCTTTGCTATTCTATCATTCTTCTCTAATGAATCAGCTATTGCATCAATGATGATCTGCTTATAGTTCTCTAATATCTTTTTCGGACTATCTTGCATTCTTCATCTGTTGGTCTAACTGCTCCTTAATATAATTCTGCTTATCCTTAAAGTAACTCAATGAATTTAAAAACTCTATCACATTCATCTCTAAGAAATACTCCCACTTAGTCCTATCGTTATTACTCAGATTGTCTAAAGTATAATACCATCCCCAATGTTTGACAAAGCCAGGTCTGTTGCTTCCTGCGTTTTCTTCGTCAGCTTCTTCATCTGCAATTCCAAAAAGTCGTTTGTACCTTTTATTAATCGCTGATAATTCGACAAAAAAAAACCACTCAAACTAAATACCATCGGCATTCTCATATTCTCCTGGATATACTTTGCTCTGTCACTTACTATCGTATCTTTTTTCTTACCATACCAATTGATCTCCTCACATAACACCGCTAAGAATGTATGCAGGTTATCATTGATCTTCTCTTTATCCTTTACAAGTTCAGTTAAGTCAATATACTGACCTGCAGATACACTACGCATATTTAGATTGAATCGGAATCGTTTCTTACCGATCCTTACCTTAGAATGTATCTTCTGCTGTTTTGGTTTCTCCTTAATGAATGTTAATGCTATCAACTTCTCTTTCAGCTTGTTTAAGGGAATCTCATCGGTGTAGTAAGCTATTGACTTATCTGTTAATGTTGCCAGGATACCGATTGACCTTTCGAGATCATCAGTATAATCCTCATCAATCTCTTTGCAGAGATCCTGGTACTGCTTAATGTTTATATCTTTCCATTCCATAACTATAAGTATAAGAATGAATCGATTTGTGCAACTTAAACAATATGATAAATACCGGAATGCTTATTTGTTTTGAGAGAATGGTATCCGATAGCTGTTGCCATTACAGCATCATCATGGAATCCATTAGGTGCTGAGTACCTGACTGACTTAGTCTTTGGATTGTATTCATAGGTGAATAGTTCTAACTCCTTAATGAGCCAATCCCTATCCAACATCTTTACATCTTTATTCTGATTCGCTACTACTAACTGCTCAATGATATCCTGCTTACTCTTTGATGTGGTAAGGAATGGTATAATCAAACCACTATCATTCACTCTATCTCTAAGCTGCTCAAAGATAGGATCACCGATACCATTCACCTCAACGAATGTGGAACAGCTAAACTCGTTTATTCTTG